AATGAACTTAATGGTGGAGATGGCGGATCTGGTATGACTACCCGATCAGCTTGGACAGTAGCTATACCTGCGACGGCTGCAGGCGGATCGCTAGAATTCTTCAAATCTAGCGGTAGTAGCGGATCGTATACTGTTACTGTGAATCAAGTAGTATTATCGAGATAATAAGGAACAGCGATGCCATTAACACAGGTAAATTCAACAGTATTAGGCACATTAGGTAACTTGGCGGTTACTGGCAATGTAAATATTGCAGGCAATATTTCTGCTAGTAGATATACTGGTGGTAGCGTAAACGTCACTGGTAATGTTTTAGTTGGCGGCAGTATAGTTGTCAATGGTAATCTGATTGCAGCTGGATCGCCGGGTACCAGCGGTCAAGTATTGCAATCAAACGGTAATTCTCCTCCGTCGTGGAATAGTTTAGCTTCATTTACAGAATTTGATAAATCTTTAGCTACCGACGGATATCAAAAATTACCTGGTGGATTGATTATACAATGGGGAACAACTGGAGTTATAGCTGGTCCAGGCACAGCAACTATCACCTTTCCGATAGTTTTTACCACTAGTTGCTTTAACGTTCAAATAACTATTAAAGATGAAAGTGGAGATACAAGTAGTACCGGAATTGTTGCTGCTAGGTCTGTTACTACTACAGGATTTATTTTACGTAATGGGGATGATCCTAATATGATTTTTAATTGGTTAGCAATTGGATACTAATTTAATGTCGTTAATCCAATATCAACCTGTATCACACAAAATCTCCAATCTCGCATAAATATTACTAACAACACACATCAACGCCCTAGGGGAATATGGAACCGCAGGCTGTAAAAATAGTGTAAAAATTATTATTGCGGAAACCATAACATGTCAGCTTTAACCAGAATTTTAAATAATCAGATCTTTAATCAGACGATTATAGCTAGCCAAAAGATCCAACCAGGATCTATCACGGGCACACTGTTTGCCAGCAACGTCACAGTACCAGGCGATTTATTGATCGCAGGTAACTTGTTTGTTCTAGGCAGCAGCCAGACTACTACAGTAGCGTCTACTAATACCTATGTTAACGATCCATTGATCGTTCTAAATAACGGTTTTGCTGGCACTAATACCTATGATGAGGGCCTAATTTTTAATCGTGGTACCAGTGAAAATCAAGCATTTATCTGGAGCGAAACATTCAAAGAATTCCGTCTGGTCGCTACCAGCGAAGCAGGCACTACCTACGGTAATATCACAGTCAGCGATCTAGCTAATTTAAGCGTTCGCCATTTCTATACCAAAGGTACGAATACTACTGATGGTAATATCAATCAAACTGGAACAGGCACATTTGGAGTCCAAGTTGCGGGTAATATAGCTCTTAACGGCCCTTATATAACTACTAGCCAAGCTAATATCAGCGTATTCAACGTTGGTGCCACACAGATTAACCTAGGTGGCGAAGCTAACCTTAGCATTGGTGCTAGCGTAGGAACGACAGCTATACGTAATGCCACACTAAGCCTACCATTTGGTACAGCATTAACCACAGGGCAGACGACATTTAGCCTATTAAACACAACTGCTACTACTATTAATTTTGGTGGTGAGGCAAATATTACATTAGGTGCTAGTGGAATTGGTATCACTACTATACGCACCAGTAACGTTTGGGTTCCATTCGGCACAACATTAGACACAGCAGAAACGACATTTAATTTATTAAATAATCCAACCACAGTTACAGCATTTGATTCTGCAACAACACTTAATCTAGGTGCAAGCTCAGGCATAGCAACAGTTAACAATACAACAGTTTACTTACCGACTGCTACTAATATTGCAGTGGGTGGTGCTAGCTTAACATTTGCTAATACGGTAGTAGCAACAGTTAACGCATTTGGTTCAGCAACATCAACATTCTTAGGCGCTACTAGCGGTATTGTTACAGCTAGAGATGCATTGGCAGCTACTGGTACATTCTGGGCCAATTCAAGTGCTTCGACTACCACACAAGGTACAGGCGCGGTCATAGTTCCAAATGGCGGTATCAGCGTAGCTGGTGCGGCTAACGTTGCTAGCACACTAACAGTTGGTGGTGCAGCACAATTAAATAGCACATTAGGTGTTGGTGGTATCACAACATTCACTAACTCAACTAATGCAACAACTATTACCAATGGAGCTGTGATCATCCAAGGTGGTGCCAGCGTCCTTAAAGACTTGTATGTTGGTGGTAACTTATATGCTGCTAACATCGTTGGTATTACAGCCAACGTCATCACAGTTGAAGATCCGTTACTATTCTTAAAACCAAGTTATACATTCCCATACAACTATGACATTGGTATTTACTCATCATTCCAAGGCGCTGGATTAACCACTGCTGGGAATATTCTCCAACACACTGGTGTAGTCCGTCATCAAGAAACTAACACTTGGACCTTTGCAAGTAATCTTGCTGAACCAGGTGGCGGCCATGTAGTATTTGATAACAACACAGTTTACGATCCGATCAAAGCCGGTAACTTAGAACTAACAGTTACAACAGACAGCACAAGTGCATCTACTGGTGCGTTAATCGTAGCTGGCGGTGCTGGTATTGGCGGTAATATATTCCATACAGGCACACGTTTAGAAACTAATGCAAGCAACTACTTATTTGCCTCAACACCAACAACAGTTGATGCATTCAAAGCTGCGACTGATTTAGAATTTGGTGCTACTAGCGGCACATTGACGATTAATAACCCAACACTAGTTGGATCACAAACAACACAGGCATTATATAACACTGTCACTGACACATTAAACTTTGCTCGTGCTGCCAACATTACCATGGGTCACACTAGTGGTATTACTACCTTACAAGGTGCGGCTAATATCCAAGCTGTAACAACCAGCACAAATTCAGCAACAGGTGCATTAAAAGTCCAAGGTGGTGTAGGTGTTCGCGGTAATTTAAACATCGCTGGCGACACGACTGGTATCGCTTATAGCGGTCGCGGTGGATTAACAGTTGGTCTTGATGTTGCTGGCGGAACTCTATACCCAGACAATCTTGTGCAGTTTACAAGTAATGCTAACAGTTTCTCAAGAGTTAGCATGCAAAATATCAGCACAGGCCAGGCTGCTGCCTCAGACTTTATAGCAATGACCAACAATGGCAGTAACGCAGGCGGCTATATTGCTACTGGTATCACAAGTATCAACTTTAATTCAGCTGCTATCGCTCCGGTAATCAAACCACAAGACGGTTACACATACACGGCTGGCGGTAATTTAGTATTAGGCAGTGATAAAAATATTGTATTGTCTGTTGATGATTTATCCACAGTTAGTGTGATAGTAAGTAGAGATTTTGGTAATTTAGGAATACAAAATAATACAGCTGCGACATCAGAAACCACAGGTGCGCTAACGGTTGTTGGTGGTATTAGTACACAGGCTAACTTATATGTTGCTACTAATGCATTCTTCAACTCTACACTTGCTAATAGTACATTTCAAGTATCTAGCAGCAGATCTGGTAACGTAATACTTTTTGGTGCTACGAATGCTACTACTTTTCCAGGAACGACAGAAACATTGATTGTTGGTGGCGGTAATCTAACAGTCCAACCTGGCGCTGTTCTAAAAGTTGGTGGCGCAACATCAATGATGGTTCCGGTAGGTCCTACCGGTGCACGACCAAGTAGCCAAGGTGCTAATGACGTAGCAGGTATGTTGCGTTTCAACTCGACAACTACTTCTTTAGAGTTTTATGATGGAACTGATTGGAATATCGCAGGTTCAGTATTTACAGTTATCAGTGGTCGCCAATTTGCAGGTAATGTTGGCGGCGGATTTGGTAACGTCGACGGAACCAACACTAACTTTACTCTGCAAGCTGACGGAACTACTGCTGGAACGATCATCAGTATCAACGGTGTCATGCAGTTCCCAACTCTGGCATACTCAGTTACTGGTAATGTATTAACATTTACTGAACCACCTGCTCCTGGCGACGTGATTGATGCACGTATCCTAACAACTACCGCAACAGTAAGCTCAATTACCAACGGTAATGGTATTAATCAATTAGTTGCAGATGACGATGGAACTGCACAATGGACTGGCACCAGCGACGGAGGTACAGTCCGTCGCACATTAGTTGATACAGCAGGTGATTTCAATTTCCAAAATGGCACAGATATAACCTATAATCAAACAGCAGTTAATATCGCAGCTAATAATACTCCGTATGTGATCGCTACACGCAGCCAAACAACATTTACCAGCGCAAAATATATAATTTCAGCTAAGAGAGGCACGGGTGCCACTGGTAATGTGGAAACATACGAAGCACAAGTTATTACAGATGGTGATGGTAATGCATATATTTCTACATACGGTGTAACTAATAATGGCTATGCTATGGGCGTGTTAAGTGCTAACGTGCTTGCAGGCAATGTCCAAGTTTATTACACAGGTGTTATTGCATCGTCAGTGGTGCAGGCCAATGTGAAATGCTTTGGAACTTATATTCTATAATAGGTGATCGATGTTAAAAGTAGCTAAAAATTATCGTAAGGATTATACCGGCGAAGATATAATTACCGAACGCAAAAAAGAAGGTAACCATTGGTATGAAACCGTAGAAACAGTTCCTAATGCGGTTACCAATAATCAAATCTCAAATCGTGCGGTGGTCATAGGTAACAGTCCCACTAGATTAGATTTTAATCTACAGAATTTAAAAAAACCTATGGGATTATTGGGCGCCACAACTCTGCAGAGTTATGGATGTAATGCCTTATACAGAGATTTTGCTCCAGATTTTTTAGTCGCAGTTGGGAATGAAATAACTAAAGAATTATCTACCAGCGAATACATAAAGAATAATATAGTATACACTAATGCTATACATCTATTAGAATATCCAACCAAATTTTATCTTATCCCTTATAATCCCTACGCTGACGCTGGAACTACGGCGGCATACATAGCTGCATTTGATGGACATAAAAAAATCTATCTATTGGGATTCAGTGAACAAGACTGTTCTGGACAAAATTTTAATGTCTATGCTGGCACTAACGGATATGATGAGATAGAAACAGATGTTGGCAGTGATAAATGGATACAAAATAGATTAGAATTATTTACACTGTATAATGACGTTGATTTTGTTTTGGTTACATTAACTGGTAAAGTGCCGTTACCAGAAAGTCACAAATACTGCACGAACTTCCGACAAATATCCTATAGGGCTTTTGTCCTAGAAACAGATCTATAACACTGTTTCTAGGGTTCGAATCTTATCAATCACCGCTGAAAAATTAATAGTTCTCCACACACCTGGGTGTAGGGGTTTAGGATGATCTTCTAAACGGACCCAACAATATCCACGATGTTCATAGTTTAAGGTAGGAGTAAATTCCTCATCTACGGGAATTAGAAAAGTATTATAGCTGAAATGTCCATTGTCGCTGGTGAATTTTTCGATAGGTATGACTTTAACATCAACAAAATCATATCCAAGTTCTTCGCTGAGCTCTCTGTGCAGTGATGATAGTAGCTGTTCACCAGTGTCAATCTTGCCTCCAGCTAACCCCCAAGTCCCACTATATTTGCTAGTATCACGTAATAAAAACAAATAACGACCGGTTGCTGTCGCGTAGATGAAAGTGCCTACACCTTCTATATGACCAGAGTCCAAAGTCCTTCCTTGTATTCGCCTTCCCAGCTTTTTACCCATTGAGTTCCTGTCCATTTGTATTGAGTGCCTGTGGTTAGATTACTTACATATTGTAGCGTAGAATCGCTCTGGCTGTCAAATGAAACGATCCAATTGGTGCCGTTGTATTGTATGATGTCGTTGGCATGCGCTACCAGATCTTGACCATTGCTGCCTCGCCATGCGATCGGTCCTCCGCCATTTGGTGTATTTAAGCTGCCAATATCATCTAGTATTAGGTATCTAGTATTGGCTGCTGGGCTGGTTATGCTGGCATTTACAGTAACCTTAGTTGGGTCGATGATAGCATCGATAGCAGTTAAGGTATTACCAGGAGTAGTATCAACATCAACATTAAATATCAGCAGGCTATCATCAGTTGGATGATAGCTGATAGTGCCGATAACCTCAGTGACACCATCTTCTTGTAAAAGCCTGACTTGGCTAATACCATTCTTGATATAACCATAAACATTAATTAAGTTTGGCCAACTGTCTCTGGTGCCAACTTTGGTTGGTGTGCTCAACGTTGGTTCGCGTGGCGTTTCGACGTCTTCCATTTTTAACAAAGTCAGCTGATTACCAATTAGCAACACGCCATACATCAATGGTGTAAAGTATTGTCGATTACCTAATAGGTTAGTATCATTTAATACTGCTTCGTTGAGATTCCCATCTGCATCATGTATGCTGGCAATGATTTTTTCGATAACACCAAGTTTCTTAACCTTAGCTGGTGGACTGATCCATATAGGTAATTTAAATGTTAATGTAGCAACATCAATATTATTCTCTGTGCCAATTGGCACGCTACGGCTAGTCCACGTTGGGCTTTCTAAATAAACCACGCTTAAACTGGTCCAATCAATATAGTTGTCTGTCGACTGTATTTCCATGCCAGGATTAAACAATACTATAAGCTGTTCCAATAATTGCAGTTTCTGTTTGGTATTCGAAGTCCAGATATCTACCTTTAGATCGATAGTATATGGCACAGGCATGCTACGTTCGATGGTAAAAGCATTACCCTGTCGATTTTCAAATTCCTGTGTGTCCTCATTATAGTAACGTTGACGTATGCTCATCTTACCAACGAATGTGGGATCTTGCACACGATCTCTGTCATATGTGACACCATTGATATAAACAGTCATAGCAGGAGTAGCCGGTAAGGCGTTTTCACTCATGTTATTGATAATAGATGCGACCTGTCGACTGCCATCACCATAGTAAACAGGTACACGCTGTAGGGTTTTATTACCCTCTCGATCCTGACCAAATTCAACCTGGAATCCTGATATCATGCGTATGAACTGTGCTAGGAAACGCTCAATCTGCGCATCATAAAAATATTGTTGTAAGGCCGCCATTATATGTTATCCGCTGAAGGACGCAGGGCTTGGCTCAAGCTCTGACGTTCGTTGATCACATGTTCGTAAACTGTGTATTCTAATAGATCACCATTGACATAGGTGTTGCCTACTGTGATCCTGATATTACCACTGCTGTTACTGATGGTATTTATAATCTTGATACCATTGATATAGGTCTTGGCACCATAGGTGTTGACATACGGAACTTTGACTACTATGTTACCTGTGGTAACATTGAATGACAATGTCCAAGCATTAGCCGCAGGTGTATATGCACCACTGCTGATACGTATAGCGTCCCAAGCAACACTGTTGCTCATGAACTTGTTGGTGTCGTTGACGAATCCACTTAGTTGTGTGGTATTGGTTGATCCTGGTGTAAGATTAGTTCTCACAGCGTCCTCTATTTTGACCCAACGACGTCCATCGTACCGGAATAGTCTATTAGGAACATAGTCTAAACGTAGATAAAAGGAACCAACTCCTGGACTATATGGGAATGCTATACCAGCTGCAATATTGGCACCATTCGGTGGTAAACCATCTCCAGTCAAGTATCCTTCCACTTTCTTAACAGATGTCAATGTCGCTGAGCTTGCGTCATCTAACACATCGCTGGCATCATCGCTGACATCACTGGCATCTAATCCTTCTGGATCACCCGGATACCCTTGTGCATTTACTGGTAAGGTATAAATTGAACTAGTGTCATATCCGCTGGCAGGAACATCCTGTTCAGCACGGCTAACGATAGCATCATTGATGTCAATATATTTTTGATATGTGCTTAGGACTTCACCTAGGGTATTGTCAGTGTTTTCACCAGCTTTGATATTGTTAATGATATCTTTGTATTCTTGGCTATCTACTAGAGGTTGTAGTTTAACACGCCATAGGTGTGGATACCAAGTTGGTGCGAATCCTTCTGCTGCACGTGTAGCATCATTGACCACATAGTAGCGTTTGAGTGCGGTAGGTAGGCTATCATCTAAAGGATAGTAGTCTTTGAGATTTGGCAGTTCCATAACATCACCTACCATGATCTTGCGCCCAATGGTGTCGATCATGTCGTTCAAGTGGAACACGGCGAACATGGTGTCACCAGTTAGGAATAGGCCAAACTGTGTAAGATCAAAATCGTTGTCGTTGATGCGATAGATTGTTCGCATGGTATATATGCTGGTATCATACTTGCGATCGCGATTTTCTAAGAACAAGAGATCCTGGATACCTAATAAGGTAGTAGCACCACCGGGTTCAGTCATGCTGACATTGCCCTGTGTTATGGGTCCTAGATATTTGTGTATGTTGACATCAACTCCACCAACGGTGAACATTTCACTCATACGTTGATCAAAAAACTTGTAGTCGTTGCCCTTTTCTGGACGATATAAACTTAAACGTGGCATGCATAGATCCTATTATCTAGTATTTATCGACATTGACAACTACACCAAAATGTGTTATACTGTATTATGGCTGAAATTACTCAAAGTTTAGATTGGGCACAGGTTCAAATTGAACTAGAAGCACCTGCACATAAAATGAAAAAACATACCAATGACATGCTCAAAATGAGCGACGCTATAGGTGCAATGGTTAAAAAATTATCAGAAGAAGAAATCAACTGCCGTAGGCAGGGAAAACAAACCCAAAAACACAGGGAATTATTGGCAGAAACTAACAAAGAAATAGCCCATTATGAGCAGTATCTGACTTTTGGTGTCTTACTTTCTGGTTGACAAACCAACCAAAAGATAGTATAATACACTTAATAAAGGAGTGACTAAATGTATGATTTTATTAAAAAACTGTTAGATAGCAAGTCTACTATAATCCTAGTATTATTGGTAATGGTGCTTGCCTGGGCTTATACTCTGGATCGTGGTAAAAAATCCACGATACATCCTGCATCACCCGCCGGTAAAACCCTAGAAGAAATTATGGCCACTCCGGTGGCTTACTCGCCAGAGACAGCTTGGGATACAGATTTCAAATCAGCAGTTGAGGCCACAGAATGAACAAATATAAATGGAGTCAACCCTATCCCGGCGAAAGTAAGTATGAACGCCTGTTCCGTGCCCAACGTATCCTACAGCTATCACGCCATGTGATGTTGCTGGACACAGTAGAGCCGGTGAAAGATTTAACAGAAGCCGCTAAATATCTCATGAAGTTTAGATTGGAGCGATAATATGGGAACACCTGTATATATGGAAATAGAAGAAGCCTATAGTATCGTGCAGTGGCACGGTGAAGAATATGGACATCGCAACCTTTTTGGTGCCCTAAACAGCATGGAAGAGAATTGGGATGATCTAGACAGCTGGGAACGTGCGGCCTATAAACAAGTCAAGCGTGAGTTAGAAAAAGAACTTCTTGCAGTCCATGTCCTGGAAGATGACGGACAACCAGATTAGTTGACAGATGAAATAAATTCTGTATAATTAAATAATTAACTAAGGAACTAGCATGGCAATTAAGATTGATGGCATGAAAAAGAAAGCAAAAGTCAGCAGTAATAATTTCGCTGATGAAAAATATACAGGCAATGAACCCATCTGGGACTATGATCGCGCCCTAACTTTTTCAAATGAAGAATTTGACCATCATCTACGCCAAAGTTTTCGTTATTATAATTACTATTACAGCACTAAAGATCTTAAAAAATATGTGGTAGCATGGTTACGCCAACATGAAGGTGAACAAGGACTTCATAAACTAGACAAAAACACTATTGATCGTTATCAACGCAGTGCAGACTGTCTTACACCATTTACTGTTTGTGCCTTGATCAAAGCACATGAGCGTGGCATGCCATTACGTGATCGCCATGTAGAATATATCCTCGATGCAGTTAAGCGTGTGCTAACATTAAAAGCAGATAACGACGAAGACTTTGAAGCTAAGCCAGAAGTAAAGAAAGCAGAAGTGTATATTCCAACGATACAGGATCGTATGAATGAAGTAGCTAAAAAGCATATCCTTTATTTTGAAATGCTTGAAGATGCTCTATACACAGGTGAAACTATAGATCCTAAAGCCTATGAATATTTGATTAAAAACAATGTTCCACAGGTATTGATTGGCAAGATATCAGCAGTATTTGAACCACGCTGTGCAGAAGTGCGTGAAGCAAGAACAACCAAAGATGAAGATCTTAAAGATGCCTATAGCTATATGAAAGCCGCAGACTATAAACGCTATGACGCTTTCTATGATAAACTATTTGCTGACCTAACTGCTTACAATCAAACTAAGAAAGCTACTAAAAAAGCCTCAGTCCGTAAGCCGCCAGCTAAAGAAAAACTAGTTCGTAGTTTAAAATATCTTAAACAAGATGCTGGAATGAAACTGGTATCGATCAATCCTGTGGACATCGTTGGTGCTGAACAGTTATGGGTCTACAACGTTAAAAATCGTAAACTAGGTCGTTATGTAGCAGAAGACCAAGGTGGTGTGCTTGGAGTTAAAGGCACAACTATCACAGGATTCAGTGAAACTAAGAGTACACAAAAAACTCTGCGTAAACCCGAAGAACAGGTTAAAGCATTCTTGGCTAGTAATAAAGTAGAACTACGTAAGTTCTTAGAAAATATCAAAACAACCGAAATTAAACTTAATGGGCGTATCAACGCTGATACTATCCTACTAAAAATACAATGAAAATAGAAGCTGCATTGGTAATAATCGGACTGGCACTGGCACATGAACCAGTAAGCCAAGAAGCACGACAGTTGAGAACAGAAATAATTGATTACTATTGCGGACATTACAAGCAATTAGAACAAGCAGATGATGGTGAGTTCAACTCACCTGAAGTTTATGCTAAGATACAGCAGACCTGCGATAATTTAAGAAAGATTCAAAAAACCTAATCCCCTCAAGGTAGCGTAAAGCCAAACTTATCCTGTTGTCGATAATAAATACACGATAACAGGATAATTTACATGTCTGAACTACCAGCAAACGTATCACCAACCGGTAATCTAACCGCCAATCTAAGCCTTACTACAGAATCTCTATTCAGTGCTAACGCAGGCACAGGTGCTGGACATATTGCTTTTGATGCTAATTTAATAGCACAGCTAACATCATTAGACAGCCAAAAGAATCTAATCAAAGATTATATACGCTTGAGAATGGGTGATCAGATGATCGATGTTGAAGCTGACAGTGATCACTATGAAATGGGCATCAAACAAGCGTTGATCCGCTATCGCCAACGTTCAGCCAACAGCGTAGAAGAAAGCTATGCGTTTTTAGACATCTATCCTGAAACACAAGAATATATCTTACCCAATGAAATCATGAATGTCCGTGCAATGTTTCGCCGTGGTATTGGCAGCGTATCGGGCACAACTGCCAGCCAGTTTGAACCTTTTGCATCAGGTTATCTAAATACCTATATGCTAGTAGCAGGACGTGTTGGCGGACTAGCCAGCTATGAACTGTTCACAGGATATCAAGAACTGGCCATGACCATGTTTGGTGGATATATCAACTTTACATGGAACAAGGTAACCAAAAAACTTACCCTAGTCCGTAAGATCCCAAATCAAGGCGCCAACTTTGATGAGAATCAAGCAGAAAGTGTATTGCTACACCTAGACAACTATAAACCAGATATCATGCTTCTAAATGATCCAGGCACATTCCCTTGGATACAGGACTATGCTCTAGCATTTGTATTGATAGCGGTAGGCAATGCACGTGAAAAATTTGCTACGATCGCCGGCCCGGGTGGTGGAACTACGCTAAACGGTACAGCACTCAAACAAGAAGGCAACGAGCTACTAGTCAAACTTGATGAAGATATAAGGAATTATGTTGATGGTAGCATGCCACTGACTTGGATAACTGGTTAAAAACTTCTAGACAACTAGCTTAAACTCTTGTAATATAGTAATATCAATCAAGGGGATTTCAATGAGTCAAATCATAGGTATCGTGGGCTTTATCGGAAGTGGTAAAGACACAGTCGCAGATTATCTGGTTAATTTCTATGGGTTCCGCCGAGAGAGCTTTGCTAACAGTCTAAAAGATGCTGTAGCACAGGTTTTTGGTTGGGATAGAGACATGCTAGAAGGTCGCAGTAAACAAAGCAGAGAATGGAGAGAAACCAAAGATGAATGGTGGAGCAAGCGCCTAAAGCAGGAAATCACTCCACGTTGGGTTCTACAGTATTGGGGAACTGAAGTAATCCGCAAAGGATTCCATGATGACATGTGGGTAGCCAGCTTAGAAAATCGCCTACGCCAGTCAACTGATGATGTAGTCATAACAGATTGTCGCTTTCCAAATGAGATCAAAGCCATACACAACGCAGGAGGTAAGGTTGTACGTATCAAACGTGGTCCTGAACCTGCGTGGTTTGCAGATGCACGTAGCATGAATAAGGGTCCTAGCCATAATATGAACTGGGCCTTGAGCAAACATAATATAGAAAAGTTAGATATCCATGCAAGTGAAACAGCTTGGGTTGGACAGAAATTCGATATAGTGCTGAACAATGACGGTTCACTAGACGAACTATACAATCAAATTGAAATTAACATCACTAATAGTCGGGTGTCAGATCGCCTTGACGCCATCCTAAACCCTCTTGGGCGATTTCATATTGACAATTAGCACAGACTGTTTTTAGATTCAAAACACTATTGTTGTTTAGATCACCATCGATGTGATAGACAAATAATTGTTGTTTTAGTTTAGCCTTAAAGCCACACTTTTCGCAGTGTGGTTTCTTTTTGTAGCCTTCTAATAGCCAACGAGGCTTAGGTGCTGGTAGATTTTTCTTCTTTCTAATACAGGTATCACAGCGGGTCCTATAGTAAATTTTACCATGCATCTTATAGTTGACTGCAACGGGCTTTTTACCACAAATTTCACATATTTTACGGTATTCCATATACCTATTTATCTTACTGTAACAAGCGAACCTTTCAAAGGGCACCTTACGACACCAAAATTGCCAAATATCTATAAATAGTTTAAAGTATCATTTAAAAGGAATACTATACTATGGCACTAATATCTCCAGGCGTTCAGGTCACAGTAATCGACCAAAGCCAATACACTTCAACAGCAGCTGGGTCAATCGCATACATTCTCGTTGCTACAGGACAAGACAAATTATCACCAAGTGGCACAGTGGCCACTGGCACAACAATGGTCAATGCTGAAAAACTAGTCACAGTTACTAGCCAACGTGATCTCGTCAACTTATTCGGTAATCCAAATTTTGAACTTGATGCGGCAGGTAATCCAGTTAATGGCAGCGAAATAAACGAATATGGTTTATTAGCAGCCTACAGCGCATTAGGGGTTACTAATGTATTATACGTCCAACGTGCCAATGTTAACCTAAGCCAATTAGAAGGCACCAGCATCCGCCCAACAGGAACTCCTGCTGATGGTTTGTATTGGTTAGATCTTACAAACACTAACTGGGGTATTTACGAGTGGTCTGAAGAAGAAGGATTTACATATACAGTACCGACGGTTATTACAAATACAGCTTACTTAACCAGCGGTGTTCCACTAGCATCATTTGGTGCTATCGGTGATTACGCAGTAGTAGCCACAAGTTCAAGCAATCCGATCTATTATAAGGGGTATGATAACTCATGGACATTAGTAGGTAGTGACAGTTGGAAATCAGTAGTTGCTACAGTGCGTGGCACAGCATCAAATCCAACAATCACAGCAGGTAGCAAATTGATCATCAACGGTAACACAGTGAACATGTCCGGAACTACTGTTAGTTCAGCTGTGACTAACATCAATGCCGCGCTTATTCCTGGTGTTACAGCTGCAGTTAACTCAGTTGGGCAAATTAACATTTACGTAAATGATGGCACGATCATCTATAGTAATGCCGCAGGTAATGCACGCGGCACTATTGACACAGCTACTAGCACAGACAATACCTTACAAATTACCAAAGGCAGCGTATTACTAGGTAATATCGATGCATCAGCTAACCTAGGCATCCTACAGGCTAATATCGCTACAGTTTCAAGTGGTGGTAATGTCTTTACATACAGTGGTCCAGTATTAGCATTTGCTCGCTACACAAATCCTCCAGCATGGAGACCAACAGACGTAACACCACGTCCAGATGGCAGTATCTGGTTAAAAACATCAGGAACAGGCAACGGTGCTAGCTGGAGTATCAAAGAATACAGCGACACAACAAGTAGCTTTAATTCATTAACCAGTACATTGTTTCTAACAGATGCAGCAGCAGTGCAAGGACTTGATCCAGTTGGTGGTGGAGCAACATTAGCCGCAGGCACATTGTATGTCAAATATGACACATTAGGCACAGACACAGCTACATTCAAGCCTTTTATTAAAAATGTAGCGGGTGCAGTTACAGTAACAGGTAACGTAGCAGGTGGCTCAGCAACTTATGTTTCAGGTGACAGTTTCTTGATGGAAGTTACTGTTCCAGGTTCAGCAACACTAGCTAATGCTACAGTCACACTAAGCGGCACAACAGCAACTAATTTAGTAACTAGTATTTTATCAGCTAACTTACCAAATATCACAGCTGGTCTCGATACCAGCGGTAAAGTGTTTATCAGTCACTTAGCTGGCGGTACTATGCAGTTTACTTACTTACAAGGATATCCACTAAGCACAGCTGGTATTATTAATGATACAAATATCCAAGTCATAGCAGCAGGATTAGTATATCTAGCAAGTCCGTTTA